CTCCTTACTTGATGCGCCACACGAGCAGCATGTTGTTCTCGCGCATGGTGCGCCAGCGCCAGCCGTGGACGTGGTTCTTGTTGAGCGAGTAGATGAGGCGGCGCGTGCGCTGCATCTCTGGTGGTGTCAGGTCGAACTCGCCGCAGCGTGCGAGCGGGATCGACAGGATGCGGTCGTCAGTTGGTATGCGGATCATGATGATACCTTTCCGTTGATGATTGTGGTGACCTCGATGCCATCGTCCTCCCAACGGTGGTCGAGGGTGCGGTAGGTGCCCCTGTCCAGCTTGCTGAAGGCTATGGCCGCCTCGACGGCCATGTGCGCGTAGCGGAAGGTGGCGACCAGCTCCCACTTGTGGGTGTCGGCGTCCCTGTGTTGTAAGTCGATCTTCATGTTGTGTCCCTTCTGGTTGGTGGGGGCCGAAGCCCCCTGTTGGTTAGCTGTTCTGGGCGGCGATGATCTCGACGTAGGCGTCGATGCGGTCACCCATGCGCTGCGCCTCGTCGTCGGCAGCCCAGCGGCGCTGGTGGATGCTACCCTCGAAGCTGTACAGCTCGCGGCGGTAGCGGAACTCGATTACCGGCTGGTAGCCCTTGGCAGCCTTGTAGCAGGACACGGGGCGGATGCGGGTGGTGTATTGGGTCATGTTGGTATTCCCTCTTTCGTTGTTGGTGGGGGCCGAAGCCCCCTGTTGGTTACTTGACTTTGCGGGTTGGCCACTGGTTGAATGGTGTGCCGTGAACCGAGAAGTTCAGGATCGTTTGGGTCTTCCAGTTCTCGACCGATCCATCGGCCCGCGTGATTGTCAGTGTCGAGTTGCCCCAGATGTGGTTGCCGTCGAGTTCGGCGGTGGCAATGTCCTGACCGACCTTGCCGATCAGCTTGGCTACGAACTTGTCGTAGTTCTCGCCGTACACTTCACCGATCTTGTCGGCGAAGACTTCGCGAAGCGCTGGGCATGGCTTGCTGTAGTACTTGTTGTCGCGGTTGTACGTGACGGCGTTGCGCTCGTCGTCTGCGACCATGAGCTGGCTGCGCAGACCCTGACGTGCCGAGTACTTGTTGTAGTCAGCCTTGCTGCCGCCGCGTGGGTATGGGTTGAAGTCGGACATGCAGTTGTCGAACTTCGCGATGGCTGCGAGGAAACGGTCGGCGGCTTCGTATGCCTGCTTCTTACCGTAAGCAATCGCTTCGGCTTTAAGTGGGGCTACTGCGGCGTGTACTGGGTGGGTCATAGTGCGTCCTTCTTTGTGTTGGTGAAACAGCCTTAGACGAGGTTTGAGGGCACGGTCAACCCCTATGTGTAAAAAATTACGGCATGTTACATTTGTTTGCAATCAAGTGGTTTACACCGTCTGGACAGGCCCATGCAATCAGTGGGTTTACACCATGTCCCATGACGTCCCGTGGTGTCTGGTGGGACGCGGTGTATCCTGTACCATCTGACCCCGACCCACGGGGTATAGCTATGCTACCCGTGGGATGGGGCAATGGGACACCCAGAATTTTTCGTGGGTGGTGCAGATCGAAATGGGTCAGTAAAAAAGTCGAACCTCGTACCGTACCACCACTCGCACCATCTCGTAATGGCGTGGTGCACGTGACGTATTGCGTCTCACGTCGGACAGTGATATTCCTAAACCACTAGGGGAATAGAAATGACAGGTAAGAATTACAGAGGAAACAAACCGGACGGCGATGGGTGGGAGATTGTCGGCGCAGTCGAGGATGACTTGCGTTGGCTTGTGTTCGTAAGAGAGAACGCTAACAGCGAATGGCTTTCGGTGAAGGTCGTGGCTGACGGGAGAGCACCGAATAAGGCGAACTACTGGCTCGGTTGGAACGGCAAACGCTTTGCGCAGCAGGGGGACGGGTTCACGATTATGCAGCAGCGTCAAACCCTATTGGGCAGTGTTAAGACGCTTATGGAGGCGCTTGATTTGCTGTAGCCCCTTGCGCTGCCCCCCGTCAGGTGTTATTTGCCCCGTCGTGACTGGTAGCACTGTGTTAAGCGAACGGAGCATGCAGACGATGCCGTACCCGGCGAAGAAGAACGACAAGTTGATAGCGGAGGTGCTTGAGCGCCTGTCGCTCGGTGAGACGTTGACGTCGATCAGCCGCGACTTGAAGTTCAGCGCGATGTCGTGGGGTCGGTGGCTCGACGAGGACGAAGAGTTAGCGCAGGCGCACGCGCGAGCCAGAGCCGCTGGCGCAGACGCCGTCGCGGACCACGTGCTTGAGATCGTGGACACACCACCAGAGCGCCACGACGGCAAGATTGACAACGGCTCGATAAGCTGGGCGCGCAACCGCGCCGAGTACCGCCTCCGCCTGCTCGGCTTCTGGCAGCCGTCTAAGTACAGCGCAAAGGCTCCCGACACTGGGTCTAAGACAGACGATGAGGACAAGATCGACGAGGTCGATTTGATGCTGCGCGTCACCGAGCGTCTGCTGTCCTCGAAGCGTGACGCCGAATGATACATCGCCGCCGTGAAGCCGAGCTGGTCAAGCCGGGCATCAACCTTATGTGGGAGCCGAAGGCCAAGGGCGTGATCGTCAAGACACCGTGGTTCAGTTGGTACGCCACATGGAACCGGCACACGCGCCGCGTGAGTTTCGCCGTGCCGCACGGCTTTAACTGGCGCGCACCGCTCGGTCCGTGGCGTCGCATCCACGAGCTTGAGGCCGACGCGAAAATCCACGCGACCGAGAAGTATGCGCTCAACCACGCACTGCATCTGGCCAACGAGCGTTACGATAAAATCCGAGCGGCCAACGCCGAGCTGCGCGAAACGCTGACGCTGTACCGCAATGCTTGACACTCTCACCCGCGACACCGAGCGCGTCTCTACGCTCAAGCCAAAAATGAAGACGTTCATCGACTGGCAGGAACGCTGGTCACGCACAGCGCGACCGAACCAGATACCGAAGAAAGACTTCAGCGAGCACGGCTTCATGGCAGGACGCGGCTTCGGCAAGACCCGGATCGGTGCCGAGTGGCTCGGTGCCAAGGCCTGCTCTGTGCGCAACACGTACTGCGCCGTGATCGCGCCGACCTACGCCGACATCAAGCACACGTGCTTCGAGGGCGAGAGTGGCCTGCTCAAGGTTATCCCCAAGTCGCTGATCGCGAAGTACAACAGCACCGACCTCATCCTCGAATTGAAGAGCGGCACGTCGATACGCGGCTTCACGTCCGAGAAGCCTGCGCGTCTGCGCGGCCCGCAGCACGAGTTCATCTGGTGCGACGAGCTGGCCGCGTGGCAGAACGCCGAAGAGACATGGGACATGGCCATGATGGGCCTGCGTCTGGGCGACGCGCCGCAGGTGGTCTGGACGACGACGCCGCGCCCAGTCGAGCTGGTCCGCAAGCTGATCACACCGAAGGCTGGCCGCGTCGTGATCAATGGATCGACGTTCGACAACCGCGACAACCTGCCCGACCGCTTCTTCGAACAGCTCGAACAGTACGAGGGCACGACCATCGGTCGGCAGGAAATCTACGGCGAGATGATCGACCCAGAGGAGCAGGGCGTCATCAAGCGGAGCTGGCTCAAGCTATGGCCCGCGAAGAAGCCGCTGCCCGCGTTCGACTGGATCATCATGTCGCTCGACACCGCGTACACCGAGGCGACCCGCGACAAGAAGAGCGGCGAGGCCGACTACACGGCGTGCAGCGTCTGGGGTGTCTTCCAACACGAGACCAAGGGCTACGCCCTGCTGCTCGATTGCTGGCAGGAACAGCTCGGCATGCCCGACCTGATCAAGCGCGTGAAGAAAGAGATGAACACGTCATACGGCGACGATCAGGACGTCGCGTTGATCAAGCCCATGTACGGCAGCGCGAAGCCGCTGACGTCTGGGCGCAAGCCAGACATCCTGTTGATCGAGGACAAGGGGAGCGGCATCAGCTTGAGACAGATGCTCGAACGTGAGGGGATACTGGCGCACGCCTACAACCCCGGTCGGGCAGACAAGCTGGCGCGCCTGCATGTGGTCAGCCCCGTGTTCGCACGGCGCAGGGTGTTCCTGCCTGAGAGCGACAAGTTCCCCGGCAAGCCGCGCGTCTGGGCCGACCCGCTGGTGGCGCAGTTATGCAGCTTCACCGGCAAGGGCAGCATCAAGCACGACGACTTCGTGGACAGCACGACGCAGGCCATGCGGCTCATGATGGACAAGGGATTGCTCGGTTCACTCGTTGACAAGAAGCAAGAGATCGACAAACCACCGCCGAAGGTGATACAGAACCCATACGGGCAATAAGGATTAGGCAATGATCGAGGAAGAAGACATCATCGAGGGCGAGACCATTGAGTTCGACGGCGAGGACGTGTCGGACGTTGAGGACACCGAAGACGGCGGCGCTATCGTCACGCTTGACGAGAACGGACCAGCCGCAGGCGAGAGCAGCTTCTACGACAACCTCGCGGAAACTATGCCCGAACCGGACCTAAAGTCACTGGCGTCGAAGTTCCTCGAACTGATTGCCCGCGACAAAGAGGCGCGCAAGAAGCGCGACGAGCAGTACGAAGAGGGCATCCGCCGCACCGGTCTGGGTGACGACGCCCCCGGCGGCGCGCAGTTCAACGGCGCATCGAAGGTCGTCCACCCGATGATGACCGAGGCGTGCATCGACTTCGCGTCGCGCGCCATCAAGGAGCTTCTGCCCCCGCAAGGCCCAGCGAAAGACCTGATCGAGGGCGAAGTCACGATCAAGAAGATACAGAAGGCGAAGCGCAAGACGTCGCTCATGAACTGGCAGCTCACGGTGCAGAGCCAAGAGTTCCGTTCGGAGCTTGAGCAGCTCCTGACACAGGTGCCATTGGGCGGCGCGCAGTACCTCAAGATGTCGTGGGACGAGGCGCGCAACCGCCCCGGCTTCCTCGCCGTCATGATCGACGACATGTACCTGCCGTTCGCGGCGACCAACTTCTACACCGCGCAGCGCAAGACGCACGTGCAGTACCTGACGCAGCTCGACTATGAGCAGCGCGTCGAGAGCGGCATGTATCGCGACGTTGACCTGTCGCCCGCTGGTCTTGAGCCTGAGCGCTCGGCTGCCGACGTGGCCAACGACAAGATCGAGGGCCGCAACGACACCAGTTACAACGAAGACGGACTGCGCACCGTGTTCGAGTGCCACGTCATCGCCGACGTTGAGGGCGACGGCAACGCGCCGTACATCATCACCATCGACAAGCCGTCGAGCAAGGTGCTCGCGATCTACCGCAACTGGGACGAAGAGGACGACAGCCGCGAGCCACTAGACTGGTTCGTCGAGTTCCCGTTCATCCCGTGGCGCGGCGCATACCCGATTGGCCTGCCGCACATGATCGGCGGCCTGTCCGCTGCCGCGACCGGCGCATTGCGTGCCCTGATGGACAGCGCACACATCCAGAACGTGCCGACGATGCTCAAGCTGAAGGGCGGCACACGCGGCGGCCAGTCGCTGAACATCCAACCGACGCAGGTCGAAGAGATCGAGGGCGGCCTTAACGTGGACGACGTCCGCAAGCTGGCCATGCCGATCCCGTTCAACCCGCCATCGCCGACATTGTTCCAACTGCTCGGCTTCGTGGTCGATGCAGGCAAGGGCGTGGTCCGCACGTCGATGGACAATCTGGCCGACCAGAACCCGAACGCGCCTGTCGGCACGACGCTCGCGCTGATCCAAGAGGGCATGACTGTGTTCTCG